GCTGACGCCTGCTTTCTCGAGTACTGGTGCTCTCTCGTGCTCTCTCGCGATTTCTGCGATTCTTGCTATTTCTGCGAGTCGTGCTATTTCGGTGAGGTGTGCTCATTCGGCGAGTGGTGCTCCTTCGGCAAGTGGTGCTCTTTCGGTGAGGATTGCTTTTTCGGTGAGGAGTGCTCCTTCGAAGGGAAAGGCGAATATATCGGCGATTATCCTTTCCTGGCTTTTGTCGGGTTCGGCTCTCGGATTGGCAGCAAGGTTTACTTTTTCAACCTGCAAGACGGCATTTATGTCCGTTGCGGCTGCTGGCTGTCGGATATAGCCAGGTTCCGGGAGAGGGTGAAGGCGAAGAATACCGATGCGATGTACCTGGATTTGTGCGATCTGGTCGAGAGGAAGTTTAACAGGAAAAACTGAAAATACTACAAAGAGTGAATATAGGATTAGTAGATGTAGATGGTCATCATTTTCCGAACTTGGCATTGATGAAACTTTCGGCTTGGCATAAGTCGCACGGGGATTCGGTTGAGTTCGCCAATCCGATGTTCGGTAGGTACGATCGAGTGTATATGTCTAAAGTTTTCACTTTCACGGCTGATTGTGCAGACTACTACCCGTGCGAGATCGTACGGGCGGGAACAGGTTATAAGGACTATACAATAACATTACCAGACGAGATTGAACATATCTGTCCTGATTATTCGCTTTACAGTGTGAATGAGGCTTTCGGATTCCTAACACGCGGTTGCCCGAACGGTTGCCCGTGGTGCATCGTTCCGCACAAGGAAGGCTCCATCCGGCCGGCATCCCCGCTCCGGGAGTTCCTCGGCGATAAGCGTCGGGCTATATTATTGGATAACAATGTACTGGCGTCGGATTTCGGGCTGGAACAAATCGAAGAAATAATTCGCACGGGCATATCTGTTGATTTTAATCAAGGGTTGGATGCTCGCCGGGCGTGTGCCGATAAATATATACTTGACTTGCTATCGCGGGTTAAGTGGATAAGATACGTCCGGTTTGCATGCGACAGAATCAGTCAGTTAGATTCTGTGACAAAGGTTGTGCAGGAGTTGTCCAAGCGCGGCATAAAACCATATAGAATTTTTGTCTATGCTTTAATTGGGGATGTACACGAAAGTTTGGTCCGCATTGAGGCTCTGAAGCGATTGGGAGTAAGTCCCTTTGCCCAACCATATCGAGATTTCGAAAACAATATCGAACCGACAAAGGAGCAAAAGCGATTAGCCCGTTGGTGTAATCACAAATCTATTTTCAATAGTATTGATTTTAAGAATTATAAAGGATGAGAGCGAACGAATATCAGACACGCGCGATGAGTACGCGGCTGCCGAGTTGCGAGAATGCGACCTATATGCTTTTCGGCCTGATGGCCGAGGTGGGCGAAATCGCCGACAAGATCGCCAAATGGCGCCGAAAGGGAGTGTGCCGGCTGGATATGGATCATTTGGTCTTCAATACGGGTGATCTGCAAGAGGTGGAGGGTTACAAATCCGAGCTGATGAAAGAGGTCGGGGATTGTGCGTGGTTTATCGCGGGCATTGCCGATTGCTTCGGCTTGACGCTCGAAGAGGTCATGCAGCAGAACCTCGACAAACTCGCCAGCCGCCGCGAGCGCGGCGTGATCGACGGAAACGGCGATAACCGATGATCGCTTATGACCCACGCATCACTATTCAGCGGGATCGGAGGGCACGATTTGGTTGCGGATTTGCCCCCGGAATTTTACGCCTGGGAGAACCGGGACAACTTTGCGGAATGCGGGGCCGACCTCCTCACCCTGTGGTGCGGCGACAAGTGGAAAAACCTGCGCGAGTTCGGGCCAGGCGACCCTTTCGATTTCCGCGCCGTTCCCGTGGAATACCGGCCGTTCGAGAAAAAATGGCTGTACTACACGGGCAAGAGCCGGGGACTTATGGGAAGCCCGCGCTACGATGTGATGAAGCACCTTCTGCCGTGGTGGTGGCACTTCTCCACGCCGAACCTCCTGAAAATCGTGCCGGAGATGGACGGAGGTACGCTCCGTTCCGAATCCGAAACGGCGGAGGAGGATTTGCAACTCCTGCCACTCAACATGAAATGGATCGCCACTTACAATTACGCCCGCGTGCTCGATCTGGAAAGGCAGGCAAGGGCGGCGGGGACACGCCAGCTAAAGTCGGTACAACTGACGATTTTTTGAAACGATAAATGAATACGAGAAGATATGAAAACCAAACTACTGCGCCGACTGAGGCGGGAGGGGCGTTGTCAGATACGTGTCTATTCAGTTCGTAAGGATATGGATGGGACGGTTGTTGGCATACGCTACGGGTATAATTCGGATGAATATGCGCATCTATGGCATTTTGCGATGACTTCGGATGAACTTAAATCAGAAGCAATGAAGATATATATCCTCCGCCGCATTGCGGAGCTAAAAGGAAAGAGAAAATGAAAAAAGTAATGTTCAACGATCGCTACGGCTTGACGCTCGAAGAGGTCATGCAGCAGAACCTCGACAAACTCGCCAGCCGCCGCGAGCGCGGCGTGATCGACGGAAACGGCGATAACCGATGATCGCAGGGATAATTTGGTTTGCTTCCCAAAAGCGGAACACACGCGAAGGCATCAAATCGAAAGAAAAAAATGATACACATAGATCTATTTTCGGGAATAGGAGGGTTTGCCCTCGCCGCGCATTGGGCAGGATGGAGGACGCACGTTACTTGTGAGATAGATAGCTTTTGCCGGCAAATACTACAGTATCACTTTCCCAAAGCGTATCACCACGATGACATACACACCTTGACCTATGAAACAATTGACATTGAACTTTCAAAACGATATGGAACCCTCTGGAGGAATGAGGACATTGTCCTTACCGGAGGGTTCCCGTAGCCGTGCCAGCCGTTCAGCCTCGCAGGAAAGCGGCGAGGTACAGAAGACTACCGCTACCTGTGGCCCGCGATGCTCGACGTTATTCGGACTGTTCGACCGCGCTGGGTCGTGGGCGAGAACGTTTACGGAATCGTTAATTGGTCGGAAGGGTTGGTATTCGAACAGGTGTGCGCTGACCTGGAAGCGGCAGGATACGAGGTGCGGCCGTACATTATACCGGCTTGCGGTGTCGGCGCTCCCCACCGTCGGGACAGATGCTGGTTTGTCGCCCACCGTACAGACGCAGGGACTGAAACGATGCGTGAACGGTCGAACGGAGTTCATGCCGACAGTATTGCTTCCGACACCCCATGCCTCGGACGCATCACGCGGAGGTCAAAAAGTAACCGGACTATACAAAACGAGAAAATCGGGGCTAACATATATGTCCCTGTTGAACGATCTGGCAGTAAGCGGACTTTTACCGACCCCGACAGCGAACGATGCGAAGAATGTAACGCTTCCGGCCAGTCAGGGCATACGCAAGGGCGGACTACCCAAGAAGGCGATGCAAAACGACGAATACCGGACTGGAACGGGTTCCCGACTCAACCCCCTGTATGTGGCGGAGATGATGGGTTTCCCGGGGAATTGGCTGGTATCGCCTTTCCTCGGTGGCGCCGGGAAGCCGTCAAAGCCTGCGGTAACGCCATAGTCCCGCAGGTGGCATTACAGATTTTCGAAACGATAAATGAATACGAAAGGAAATGAAAAAACACTTACTTACAAGTTTTCTTTTTGGAACACTGACAATTGTTTTATGTGGTATTATATCCGGGGAACCCTATCGCTCGATTGCATGGGCCGTAATATTGGTTATTCTTATTATCTCCGTCATTGCAATTGGGATAGCGACAACCGCAATCTACGATTTGTTGAAGCAGGGGATGAATATCAACATGCTGACTATCAATGGCGGAATCCGCTTTTTCGACAAAAGCAAGGCCGACAACCCCGATATTGAGGAGAATCAAAACGATCAGAGGAAATGAAAAAAGTAATGTTCAACGATCTTTACGGGTAGTTTACGAATTTGAGTTGGTGAAACAACGAGATTCGATGCAGAACATTGCAAAACTTTGAAAAACTTTCAAACATTTTGAAATATGAGAGAAATTAAATTCCGGGGCAAGCGCCTCGACAACGGAGAGTGGTTGTATGGCAGCCTTGTCATTTTGAATGGGCGCTATTTTATATTCGATGATGCAAACAGACACGAGGTCGATCCCACTACCGTCGGCGAGTTTACGGGGCTGAAAGACAAGAACGGTAAGGAGATTTACGAGGGGGATGTGATACGCTCTCCATTGTCCGAGGATAAAACTCGCCCTCATAGAATCTTTTACCATACCGGCAACGCAGCTTTTATGGGGGCCTTGGTCGATAGAAAGGAATTATGTTATTTAAGATTGGATCAGGATTGGATTTATAAATTTGGAAAAGAAGTCATTAGCAACATCCACGACAATCCCGAATTTCTGAAAGGAGGCGAGCAATGAATAGGACTATGAAACAATGGCTTTTGCCCCTTATCTGCCGCTGGTTCGGGCATAAGGATTTCGAGGAGGTATATTGCGTCAAATCGCCCCGAAATTGGTTCTGCCGCCAAAACAAACCCAACCGATACGACGTGGTGCATGATATTGTTTGCTCCCGATGCCGGCGGGTACATCGAACTATCCTCAAATCCCGAATTAGCCGCGCACAACTCCTGCATGACGGTTGGTTTATAATCGACGAATAGCCATGAAAAGCAAAAAAGCAAAGGAATTTATCGACGGATGCTTGAATCATCTTGTAATAGAGATGAGCGACCACGCCAAATGGCAGCTACGAGCAGCAATGAGCCATACAGCCGAACTCGCCGAGCAGGAGGCCGAGGAAAGGATGCGGGATAAAGCGATCGAAGCATTTTGCAAGGATTGCCCAATTTACTCAATACAAACAAGTAATGGGGGAAATTGCCCCGATTGCAGTGCATTAAACGCATTCAAACAAAGACTGAACGAGGAATGAAATTCACAACCCCTTGCTTTGTTCGCGTTGTTTTGTTGGATAATATTTTATTATCTTTCTTTAATCACAAAACAACATTAAATGAGACAACTATGGGTTTCAAAAATGATTTGACAGGAAAAGTTTTTGGGAGATTAACGGTTATTGAGTTCTCCCACAATGGTAGCAATTGGTCTGTACACTGGAAATGTAGGTGTAGTTGTGGGGCGTATATTGTGGTGCGGAATAATAATCTACTTTCCGGGAACACTAAATCGTGTGGATGTCAAAAATTAGATTCATCGAGAGCAATGTGTACGGTGCACAATCTGCGCAGGCATCCCCTATATAACGTATGGGCGGCAATAAAACAACGGTGCAATAACCCGCAAGACAAAAATTTCCATTATTATGGTGGACGTGGCATTAAACTTTGCGACGCATGGAATAATTCATTTGTGGACTTCTACAATTGGGCTATTGGGAATGGGTACCAAAAGGGACTAACTGTTGATCGAATTAACAATGATGGAAACTATGAGCCTGCGAATTGCAGGTTGGTTTACGTTATCGACCAACACAACAACACCAGATCAAACCGATATTTGACTTATATGGGACGGACACTCACGATGGCTCAATGGGCGAGGGAATTAGGCATTGATTATCGCCGATTACAATCACGAATAAATCTCGGTTGGGATATGGATAGAATTGTTGCCGTCGGAAATCGCAAAGCCAACGTAAGTGAAATCATTAGATCAATTAATTACAAAAAAACATGAATTTTTTAACACCTGCATTCGTGAGGGTTAATAACCCGGAGAAGCGAAAAGAGCTGACCGAATGGCTACAAGGAATCGGGTATTATGTATGTCCCTGCTGCCTGTTCGACGGCTGGAATACATTGCATTGCAATCGGATTGAACGGCTGAAAACTTCTTGCGAAGTACACGGCATCCCGGATTATGACAAAGGTACCGGGTATAACATCGGGTGGTTCAAGGCAGATAATGCCGATAAAGATAATCCATCCTACGACTGCGGCACCAACATCGAGCTGTTCAGGGCGCTGGCGGCGATGAACAACGAGAACGATCAGGAGCAATGGTACTCATATACGGAATATCCGACTAATGAGAGTAAAAATGGGGTTAGACGGCTTATTTTTAACGAACATACGCGATTCGATTCTTTTGTAGATGTACCATCAGGTTATTACCGCAAGGCTACAGTCGAGGAGATCGTCGAATATTTCAAAAACAATGAGAAATGAAAACAATTGAGGAAAGAATACAAGAATATGTGGCCAATGCCTGGGTCGAACTTGATCAATTCAATGAAGACCATGTAACTTTTGAAAATATCGTTACATCCGCCTGTGTTGTTGGCGCTAATTTCGAATATGAGGAATTGACCCGCTGGCGTGATCCGAAAGAGGAGCTGCCGCAAAATGGACAACTCGTGTTGTGTAAAACCTCTGATAAGAAACTTCCATTTGTCACTGTTAAATATGACCGTTCTGAATGGTGGATATATGTGTATCCCGGATGGGCTGGTATTGGTCATAAGATTATCGGCTGGCGGCCGATTCACGAAAATGAGTAAGATGCTCTGTGCATTTTGACTAACCAAGTAACTAACCAAGAATATCTATGAACACGAAATTCAAATCAGACTACGAAAAAGCCTGCAACGCCTATTTGCAGGCTTTTTGCGAGAAACACGGCTATGATTATGAGGATGCTACGCGGAGCTGGGTCGGCGGCGATGTCGGCGGGATCACCGAATGCGCGGACTATATAGTTGGGATGGATGACATCATCACCGACATAGACCGGGACGCTCCGGAAGATGAGTTTGTAAAGTATTACGATTACTGTCTGCGGGTGGGGAGTATCGCCTGCGGCAAAATTAGTACGCCCAATTACAGCAGCTGGCTCTCGGGGTGTCCACGCATGAGTGAAGAACAGATCACCCGGCTGGAGGAGTTGCAGAGGGACATACGCAAGGCGGAAAGAGAGCTGGAAGAACAAATAAGGAAAGAGAAGTTTTAACCGGGAGAGGCAAAATCGCTCCCTTTTTTATTCATATGGCAGTAGATACATCTAAAAACGGTACAGTAGATCGTGCTAAACTTCTGGCAATAGAAAATAAATGTACGAGAATAATTCGAATTGCGGGGGTAACGTTTTATGTTGCTCCGGATAAGGATACACCAGAACACCGGAGGCACTTAATCCGCGTTTTGGAGAGTTGCGGTCGGCGATATACTCAAAAAGCAGGTAGCTATGAATCGGAGATTTGAGGTGAGAATCGACATTCCGAATAGTTGTGAATTGATTGGATGCAGATCGGACGGAAACATGGCAATTATTGTTTTCGAAGATTGCAGCGGCCCAGAGATCCGGCCAATCGGTTTTTGTCGGGAACATTCCGGAGAAGTACCGGACGCCTTCGAAGATGAATAAAAAAGAGGCAATTCCGAAGAATCACCCCTCACACCGATACAAATATAATGATTTATTCGGAATTTGCAAATGGGACGATATAGGAAAAACGAACGCAGAGGCGGGGCACGTGACGATTCCGAAATATACATCAGTTATTCACGGAATCGATTGCTCGAAATGATTATCTGCCGGGAAGCAAGGATGGGCGTGAGTTATCGCCATGATTTCGTCTATCGATTCAAGGCACACAAATCCTTGCCGTTTTTATGGCGGAAATTCAAAAGGAATATTAGAGAACACATTGACGGATGGCAGCAGGAGCTGCCTTTATTTTGATGAATTTGCGGAAAGGGAGAGGATAATAACCGTGCAATTCGGAATATATGATGTAGAATTACATCCGTTCATCCTATTGCATAATTGCAATTAGACGATAAAAGTGTTCTTTTGATTCATTCTGTTAATGTCGTTTCAAGCATTGAACTCTATTGGGCGGGAGCCGGACGTGAAGCTACTTTATAACGTATCTTTCGGGGCACACGAAGGAAGTGCGCCTTTCGCACGTTGTCGGGACATTGATGAAGATATAAAAGCCGATCTTATCCAGCTATTATATCGATTCTATCAATTCGCAGATTACGGCTACATAAATAGGGTAGCAGCATTCGCTGATCTCCAACAATGACATCAGATATTTAGTTTGTTCGTCCATAACCGTCGCATTTACCTTTGCAACAAATAAATTGGTGAATATCTTTCCAAAGCATTGTATTTATCTGTCCTGTCAGATAGGCTACTTCTTCGCCTTGCATCGGCATTGCGGATGCTACGGCGATGTCGTCGCACAGGTGCCGCAGTTCATGCTCGAAAGAGTTCAGGAATTGTGCCTGGGATGACGCCAATCCTACGACTACGACAGACCTTCGCCGGGTCTTGTTGGAATAGGTGAATCCCGAATCCATATCGGCCTTTTCCAAATTTTCCCGTACTCGCTCCATAATTGGCCTGGGACACTCTATCTGTTCCAAAGAAAAAAGGATAGAGCGCGTGTGATAGCCATGTACGGCGAAGTAAAACCGCACATGCCAATCATAGTTCTCTATCCTCAGATCCCGCAGCTTCATGTCGTTGAATACACTTTTTGAATCCTCACATACGGTCTTTCGAGCCGCGTTCTGGATTTGATTCTGTTACAGGACATCTTCCCACGGAACATTTGTTCCCGACCCTATCAGATCGGCGAAATATCGTGTGAAGGGCAGCCCGGGATAGGCGTCTTCATCGTCGATGAAATCCTTGACGAACAGGGCCAGGTGTTGTTCATCGGCAATGGATGATCCCCAGTAATCGGCCCGGGCCATATTCGCGACATATACACAGTCGTAGCCGTTGTCGTGCTTGAGCTCGATACCGTTCGTCTTGAGCAATTTGTCGATCTGCTCTTTGGTGATGGGTTCTATTTTCTTCCCGTCGCGGTCCTTCATGCGGCTGACGGCAAATTCACACATTTTCTTCGAAAAGGACCATCCGTTTTTTTCGAGGTATGCGCGAATATCTGCCGGCATGGAGTCCCTTGCGTCCAATCTTTCTCTGTCCATAGGTTTCGCTGTTAAAGAGAGGGGATTTCTCCCCTCTCCGGATTCGTTTTACCGGCGGAATCTGGAGTAGGGTCCGGTTCCCCGGACACCTCTTCGTTCGCCATATCCGTCGCTGCCGTATTCTCCGCCACGCTCACCGTAGCCGTCGGGCATGTAGCCTCCCGTGTGACGCTCCCCGTAGCCGTCGCGCATTTCGCGTTTGGCATCCTCGTAGCCACACTCGTAGGCTTCGCGCATCTTGCGTTCGATTTCTTCACGCTCGCCGTACCCGTCACCGCGGTACCGGCCTTCGATTTCCCACATTCTCATGATTTGCTTGTTTTAGCAGACATTTGCGATTTAAGAAAGGCGTCCAGCGATGACTTCATGGAGGCGAACTCCGTTTGCATCTGACGAAGTTGTCCCACCTCTGCCCGCAGCTCCTGGAGCTCCTTGTCGCGTTGCGCCTGACCCGCGTACGCGGGATTCACTTCGCGCATGATCTGATCGAAAACTTCCAGATTGGCCTTGTGTTTTTCGTAGGAATCCACAACGGACTGGCTCTGCTGCTTTGCCGCATTGATGGCGTCTATGAGCCGTTCGCGGGATGTCGTGACCGTGAGTCCGTCCTTTGTCACCATATCGGCATTTACCGGGACGACCCATTTCTGGTCCCCTACCGGGAAGCTGACGGAAGGCTGCGCCGGGGGAAAGTTCCCGGGAGCGGGGAAATAGGGCTGTGGCGCCTCTTCAAGCGTCGCCATGTAGTATTTGGGAGTTCCGCGCATATCGAGTACATATACCGGAGCGCCTTTGGTTAAATTCGCAAACATCTTCGGTTAATTGTTTTTTGAAAGCTCCGGAGGGGCGGTTTCCCCTCCTGAAGCCTTCGGTTTATTATTGGTTAAACGGCCCCTGTCATCAGTTGCAGGGTGTCGGTCTGTTTGTCGTAGAAGAGCTGGAATACACCCGTCCCCGGAATATCGGACACGGTGACATTGGCTCCGTTGTACGTGGTCACATTCTTGGTCACGCCGTTGGTTTCGAACAACACGGGAAGCGTGCCTGTCGTGCCTGCGGGTATTGCCTGCGACAGCTCGACCAGGACTATCCCCCTGTACCAGGAATTGGCAAAGGCGTGGTTTTGGAATGAGAACACGACATCGGCGGCATTGACCGTCACACCCGTAGTTTTGATGACCGGGATACCTCTGCGATTGACATACTGAAATGGGAATACTGCCATAGCATACCTCCTTTCCGTATTAACCCCAGAATCCGCCGTTGCCGCCGAGTCCGAACGCGGCACCGAAGCCCAGCCCGTATTGGGCGGCTACGCAGGCGGGCATCGCGTACACCTGCGGATTGGGAACCACGGTCGTAGGCGGCAGGCCGCACTCGATCTTTGCCAGCCGGTTGCTCAGATCGCCGATCGCAGCGTTGATGGGCGCTACGGCCTGGGCCTGCGACTGCATGATCGTCGCCGTCTGATGTTCTTGGGAGAGCTGCCCGGCCAATGCCGCGCTCTTGGCACGCTCGGCGTCGAGTTTGTTCTGCATCTCACGCATCTCGAGGGCACAGAAACGGTCGTTGATGACCTGCGTCTGGGCATCGATCTTCGAGCCGAGGGCATTGAACTGCGTGTTGGCGTTGCTCGTCAGGGTGTTGGTCTGATTGAGCGTTGCGAGCTGGCTTTCGTAGCCCTGGCGCTCGATGGCGGTGCGGACATCGCAGCAGCAGGAGGCCATCTGCGAAAGCACCTGTGCGTTGCCGGACTGCACGGCATTGATGATCTGCTGCGCCGAGAGGCCCGACTGTGCCTGGATGTTGCACAGAGCGGTCTGAATCTGCTGTACGGAACAGTTGAGCGAAGATGCGAGCTGGTTGATGGCGGTGCCGTTTCCCTGAATGGCATTCATCAGCAGCTGACGCCCTGCGTCGCCGTTCAGCTCGGCGGGAAGATTCGAGAGTCCGTTTCCGCGACCGCCGAAGCCACCCCATCCGTTGCCGCCCCAGAGAGCCCAGAGCAGGATCATCCACATCCACTCCCAGCCGTAGCCATTGCCGTAGCCGTTATTGCGGTTGTTTCCGTTCATCAACGCGGCCACGAGGTTGCCGTCCATTGCGCCACCGTTGTCGAACACTAAAGTTTTTTCGTTCATTGTTTTAGACTTTTACATTGTTGCGTCCGTTCGGCGGACGCTGCCGTTGAGCTCACAATGCAAAAATCGACATGAACGATGGGAGAATCAATCGTATCAGTCGCAGGTGGGACGGAGTTTGGACGCAATACGGACGAGGAGCATTTCGAACATTTTACCGCTTTGTTTGCGACGAAGATCGAATTGGGAAATCATCTTCTCTATGGGCCGTCGTGAGAAGTTCATCAGCGAGGATATGACCGGGGCGTGAAATCCCTGCCTCCAGAGGAAATAGACCAGTAAATACCTGGCATCCACGATCTCGGCGTTTTTGGCTTTGGATAGTATTCGCTCTTCCGAAATCTCCGTTTCTTGCGATACCGTGCCGAGAATTTGTCGGTAAAGTTCAGATTTGCACATATAGGATATTTCTCTTACCTTTGTTCACTCTCTTACCAAATAAAAATAAGTGCCAACACACTTGCAAAGGCTTTACAGCCCCTGTCGTGGTGTGTTGGCACCTTTATTATTAGCGGAAGGTAAGAGAGACGCTAATAAAGGCAGGGGCTTTTTTTACGCCCACCCCTGACGGGCGAAAGCTGTTAGAACAGATACTTTTTCAATGTCGGCCAAAGCAGGTAGAAGTAGATTGCCCCGACGGGAATCAACCCGGTTGCGAACAAGTTGCTGCTTTCGACCTGGCAATAGTAGAGTGTTCCTATCCCACCCACAATACAAACGAATGAGAAGAAGGCAAGGAAAAGCAGTCCGATTTTTTTAATTGTTTCCATAATTATAATTCGTTAAAAAGTTATTTCCGCCATAAATCCATACTTATGCTTCCTTGAACATAGGGGCCGTTATCGCGTGGGTCCCAGCCGAGGGATGCCGTGATATTGAACCTTCCGATGTTTCTGTGAAGTTGCCCTCCGATCCATACGCCACCCGTGCGATTAACGTAATAGACGCCTGCGGCAGGCCCGAGTTGCCATCGGTAGGGCGTTCGGATTATTTTCTGCTGCGTGATAGTACGTCCGTATGTTTCGATGTGTTCAAGGGTAGGGTGGCAGTCGCCCAGGGCTATTCCGCTCACTATGGCGAAGTAGCTGCTGTCGCGATATTCCCGGCGTTCGAATGGCAGCTGTACCGGCACACTGTCCCGGTTGGGATTTATTGTTACGGTGGTAAAGGTGGTATCCGCTGGGGCGAACAACCATTTCGGCACCTCTACCGAAATAGCCGAGGACAGTATTTTATGCGGTTGCGGTCTTTCGAAGTAGGCCGTATCGATTCGAGTATGCTCGATGATACGGACATCGACGGATCGCCTGCCGAGCCACCATCCGACAAAGAACAAGCCGGTCAGAAGGAGAATCAGGATTATTTTCCGCAGTACCATAATGAGTACGAGCTATCAACCGTTGATGAACAGATCCCAGCCGGCCATCACGTCCGTCATGCAGGCATCAACGCCATTTTCTACGCGCGACATAGCTGCGACTATCGGGATCATCACATCGCGGTTGGTTGCCGTGATCCATCCGTTTTCCGGGACGCCGGACAATTCGGATACCGTACGGATATATGCATCCGTGTCGTTCTCGCTCGGGGGTGCCCAGCGTGAAATCATCTTCCGAATGGTGTCGAGCCCGTATTTTCGGCTGTAAGTGTTCAGGCATTTGAACATCGCGCGGTATCCCCACGCCATAGATTCGAACTGCTTGAATGCAGCGTCGCGGGAAGGTTCCACCTCTCCCTTCCAATGGGTTCCATCCTTGCGGATATTCCCGGGATTGTTGTTACGAAGTCCTCTGGTCATTTTTTTGTGCTGTTTAATATGTTTTCTACATCTTCAGGATTTACATTGAGTTTGCGGGCTATTTCTCCGGTCAATGCTTTTCGAAACAGACGTAAGAATGGAAAGTTCGGATTGATGATTAAAGCGTTGCCACAGCTCGACCATGCTTCTGCCAGGCAAATGGCAGAACCCAGGATCACGGTCGTAATCTTCGTTTCGATACCTCCTGTCGTAACGAATTTATCGATGAAAACGAATACTACGATCAGATTGAAGTAAACTGCCAGCTTGAATATCGTAGCCCGCAGGAGTTCTGACAGGATAAATTCTCCGCGCTTTCGAGCAACGCATATTCCAAACAAAGCGTCGAAGGCTACGGCAATAAGCACCCCATAAAGTACGAGCTGGTACCCAGCGAAGAAATTCACGATGACGATCAATAGTCCTATAAGCCATCCTTGCACGGTCATAAGCGCTTCGGACAGCTTTGTAGCAATACCTTCCAACACCTTTTTCGTTTTATTAAATATTTTGTCCATAATTATTATATCTCGGTCCAGCCACCTGTTCTGCTGTTGGTCTTATAGACTTTCCCGTTTTGGATGCGTAACCCTCCATTTCCGATCCTGACCTCGAAAATATCTCCGGTGAAGATCGCATAGTTGCTGGATCCTTTCACGACGGCTACTCCGTTGGGAGCGATCAGGTTCTTGCGGACATCGGTCACGAAAGAAAAAGTAATAGCCTCGACAGCTGCGGATGCCGCGTTTCCGAGTCCTCCGGACGAGGATGCTTCCACTGTTACTTTTATATAGTAGTTGCCGGGGGTCGTAAAACGATAACTAATGTTCTTGTTGATCTGTATCGATACCGTGTCGTCATATGCGGAAGATTGCCGGAATATCGTGTCGGTAGTATCGGCTGTCTGGTTGATAATTTCGATCTTCACGCTTCCTCCGCTCCGGATCGTCCCCTTGACTTGTGCCGACATCTGCACCTCCGCGCCGCATTTGAATTGACTTGAGTTTCTGGAATCCGAGGCGAAAGGCTTCGTTTGAGAGGTTATGACCGCCACATTTCCCGTTGTTTGGCTCGACGGGACTTTGGAAGAACCCAAAACCTGGCTTACGCTGTTTATATTGTTAGTAGTGAGTATGATCTTGTTTCCGCTTGCGGTCGCATCGCTCACCTCTACGGAATCGTTTTTGACCTGCAAGATTCCGACGGTACCTTTGGTTGCGTGTACTTCTCCGTCGGCGTGTACCCTGAACACGGCTTTTTTCCGGTTCGTATAGTCGGCTCCCGACCAGAAGGGCACATCGTCTTCCTGCAAGCCGCTCACTCCGGCCGTCACCTCGCCTTGCCGGTTTCTCAGTAATATCATACTGAGAAGATAGAGACCGCCTTTTTCCTCGGAGCCTCCTTCTATCGCCTGCTTGAGGTACTCTGTCGATTTGATGGATTCGTCTATCGCATCGTCGATCAAGTCCGACATGTTGTTGCTTATTTGATAATAATCGGAGAATACCTTTCTGAACTCGGTGCCGGTTATCTCGGATGTCGTACTCATATCGGCCAACAAGGGTGTGAGATAATCTTTGAGCCGCTGGAAATAGACCGTAAATGAATCCGTGGGTACATCATACTTTTCGGCATTCGCCATGATGCTCCAGTATTCACCTTGAATCCGCACCCATTCATTAGCCACCTGCTGTTTGTCGGAGGGCGTCAGGCTCGAATCCGAGGCGATGTAGTCCACATCCATCTTCACCTGCTCGATCTGCGCCTGCACATCCTCCTCGGCCGTGATATACCCCGTGGGGGCCTTGTCGCCTTCCGTAAGCTGAATGTCGTAGAGATACATAGAAACACCGTCACGGATATTCATATATATCTTCTGCACCACACGCGAAGCATCGATGGTGCGGACCACTTCATATACTCCTTCCGTTCCCGCCGGAGGAGCGGAAAGAGTTTCTGTGGTGCCGTCTTCATACCTGACTCTGAACGTCATTTCGGCCCCCTGCTTGATCCGGGCTTTGAAGACGTACGGAGTATTCGGCTTGTATTTTATCTGGCCGCCGAAACAGTCGGGGACCGTCGAAACCTGCGGGATGTTGGTTGCGGCAAGCCCGGCCTGCAGAAGTTTGCTCCAATTGACATACAAATATGTTCCGTCCGCGTCCGCCCCCGAAGTTACGACATCCGTAACGCCCTCTTTGACACTGTTCCATTCCCGGATAAATTGTTTGGCGATATAGTTGCGGGCGCCGAACTTTACATCTTCTTCCGCAACCAAGTATCCTGCCGGCGCCTTGTTACCTTCGGTGAGCTGAACGTCATATAGGTAGATCGGGTTCCAGGCAACCACATAGAGAACTATTTTCTGCAAGGACTTGCCCGCTTGGGTCGTATAGACCGCTTCATACAGCTCGGATGCGGTCGGCGAAGGCGGTGCCGACATAAATTGATAGGTATTATCGTCATAGACCGCACAAAACATAACTCCCCGCTTACTGTTGGGCTGCTTGATCCGGGCCTTGAAGACATAGGACATACCGGCCTTGTAAGCGATCTTACCTCCGAAACAATCCGTCCAGTTTACGATCTGGCTCGTAGATGCAATAGCCACTCCTGCATTGCTCGCTTTGTTGGCATCGATCCTCATGTATGCTCCATCCGTGTCCGTACCGGTCGTTACCACGTCCGAAACACCCTCTTTGGCGCTGTTCCATTCCCGGATAAACTGCTTGGCGATGTAGTTGCGGGCGCCGAACTGAAGATTCGCAATTTCGTCTTTGGCTTCGTTGGCTGCCGTATCATCGGTGTATTTGGATGCTTTGTCCCAATCCGAGCTTTCGAAATTGCCCGTTGCACGGGATTCGATACAGCGCATGATGTCGCCACCTTCGCCCTGCGTCCAGATGTCACCCACATCGTAGGGTGTAGTCGGTGTTACGACGAATACACGACGTTTGGCATCGGCCGTGTCCTGCGCCCGCGCCGCCTCTTGCAGGGCCTTTACCGCATCGCTGTCGGCGATCGGCGTCCATTTATAGGTTCCGTCCTCTTCTTTTACCCACCGCCACGATTTGCCCGCATCGGGGTTCGTCGTCTTGTCGCTCGATATGGTGAAGTGAATCTGCGGGTATTCCGCCGGAGTGATTTTGGCATTATCGGTTTTGCGGATGACAAAAGCTATGTAGGGATTGTCGCTTCCGACGGTATAGCTCTGGCTCCATACGTAACTTGCTATAACCGCTCCGGATGACGCTATCGGATTGTAACCCATCGTATAGCCTTCACCCACCGACAATACGGCGCCTTTGGGTATTCCTCCGACCGGAGTTTTGAGCCGGATGCGGGTGCTGTCGGCGATTTTGATCTGATCCCAGGTCTTAATGCCGTCGATATAGGATGCACCGATGCTTCCCTGCTCCCAGCAGCCTGCGTCCGTCGGGTCGAAATTCGCGGGCAGCGTATTGGTGAACGTGTCGCCGATATGGTTTTCCTGCTCGCCGTCCGCTATCCATGTTTGGGCCGGTTCATTGTAAAGCGAGGGAGTATAGGGATAGAACCAGTTTTCCACGACACCGTCCAGCCGTTTGTTGATCTCGGACAATTCGCCGGGCAGCGTGTTATCGATGTAATCCTTGGCCTGCTGAGCTTTGCGATCGGCGGAATTGGCAGTGTCCTGGGCTTCGGTGGCCGTCTGATCGATCTGTTCGATGTCGAACTCCTTTTGAAACTGTCCCGTCGCGGGGTCGTAGAGCTTGCCTTGCTTCCAGCCTGCCTCCGGGGTGAATGCCACGCCGACGCCGTTGTCGCCGACAAGCCGGAACAGCTTGCTCCGGGTGTCCAGCAGCGCCTTCTTGTCCAGGCTGCTGATCATACCTTGCAGGTAGATATTATCCAGATAGGCCGAATAGCCCGACATTTGGATCCCGAAGACGGAGAGGTTCGTAAGGTCACCGAACTGTGCGGCGATATTCTCGGCCGTAAACTCCCAGTCGCTGACATTGCGGAGATAACGCTGGTAGGTGCGCGTCGAGTAGCGCGAGCTCTGCCGGGCGGGATTCGTGAACGATCCGTAGGCTACGAAGGTCATCGATTCCATCGGATCGATCTGCTTGGTAAAGGTGGCCGACAGGGGGCGCAGCTCGTAGCGGAACCGCTCGTTGCGGTCGCCCAGGACCTCCGTGATACGGAAATAGACCGTTGCGAAGCCTGCGAAAGAGAAGTTGCCCCGGCCGTCGTCGGAATCTGCCGTCGCATTGTTCGACGGGTCGAAGTCGTGGAAGATACCCATGCAGATATCCCCGACAGCTACGGCGCCGATCTCTCCCTCTTCGAGTTTGAGCGTTACGAGCTTCTGCTCCTTGTCCACGCTCTCGATCACCCCGGCGCCCGGAGCGCTCCAGTCGTCCCCGACGCTGATGCCCACACGGTTGTACCGAAGCTCCGGAACCTCCAGAAAACGACGGATGAAGAGGCTCTCCAACTCGCCGGCGCCTTTTTCACTTATAAACCCGCCCACTCCGGTAATACCGGAGGCATATGATGGTCCAAATTGTGCCCCTGCGTTGAAAGTCATTCTACCTTTGAACGTATCGGGTGCCTGCTTGTTGGCAAACTCCCATATTGCCCTTCGTGCAGAATAAGCATTTGTATCGGTCGGGAAAGTATTATCGTATCGGGTGATTAGATATATAGCCGCTCCATTCTCCGCAATGCCTATACGTTGGGAATAGAGCGATGCTTTCACGTCCGATTCAATACTGCCCAGGCGGGAATAAGGAGTATTGTCGCCTATCGTATAGGTTGCGATGTACTCGTTGTATAGTTTTTTTTCATAACCTTGAATCCGGGAAAGACGACCGTCTATACCGAATTGAGGACCCATTAATCGTACAGCCTGTCCTGCTTCGTAGTTTTTTTCGTTGTGTGTACAATACACGGGATTCGTTTCACAGTCATAGACTGTCGTGTCGCTGCTATGTTTGGCAGCATAGGAAGTGCCGACCTCAAGAAGTTCTTGTTCTGCTTCGTCTATGCGTTGCTGGGGGAGTTTGACGCCTGTGAGTACGAAAGTGTCAGGCCCTCGGTCATCATCTTTTCCACGAGGACGCATGTTTTCATTCGGTATAATCTGCTGACTTTCGCCGGACGTTTCGACTTGGGCGATGATTTCAAATTTCTTGTTGAATCCGTCTTCGGGTTTCCAGGTCGCGGGGTCGATATTGTCGCCATTGTCGTCGATAAGGGCGAGTTCGAAATCCCAGCCGATCAAATCGCCGCTCGTAAAATGTGCCCCCAGCGTTTCTCCTTCGATTACGTCTGAAGGTAGAAATGGCGTGTCGTTGCATACCATGACGTATGCCTTGTCGGTCTGCCCTTCAATGATTGTCCGATCGATAGTTTCTACCGAAGTGACGGTTTCCGTGTTCTTCGGGTAGATGTCGTCGAAAAACACTACGACTTCCTTGATTTCGTTTTTTGTAAGTCCGGGACGTGCGTCTATGTATTGCTGCCCATCCGGAAGCCGTAACCGGACTTCGGAAACGTGGTTCGTTACGCCGCCCTGTTCGGATTGTCCGTATTCTTTCGTCAGGTTGCGCGTGGAGCCGAATACATAGAAACGGGTCCCGTATTCGGAATCGTCCCCTTTCTTGGCCGGGATGCTTTTGACGACTTCTCCGCGTTTGAATGTTTCCGGCGTTCCGAAGTTCAGTTTTCCGAAATGCAGGGTTACGATACTGCCGTTCTCCTCGGTCCACCATTCGACATCGAAAGTCTCGGCAATGGATGATAAGGCATCCCAACAGGTATCGCCATTGAACGATACGAGCTTGTTGGTTTCCGGATGTTCGACATTTACACTTCCCATCTGCCAGTTGTTTCCTCCCAGTGCCTTGTTCATGTTGGCGACGATGAGCGCCCCGAAGGATGCCAAGTCTGTCGTGTTGTGGAATACAGCTTCAGGATTATCGCCTCCCAGCCAGAAGCAGATGAAATTTTTCATGTGGTTTTGCTGCGCCTGGAACTGAAGCGTGTATTTGTAGCCGCCGGTTTTGTTGTCGAAATCCGGATAAACCTCCGACATGATTTCGAATTTGCGGCCTTTGTAGGTGATGTATGATCCGAGGGGGAAATCCAGCGGGGTAAGCAAACTAAAGGGGAGTTCGATGTAATAATCCCCCATAAGTGCGTATTTGATAATGGCACTCGTTGTTACGGGCGCATCGTATATCGCTTTACCGGAAGGGTTGTATATTGTCATTTCGTCGATATATGTATCCTGTGCCATCACAGGGTCGATACAAAAGTGTGGGGTTTCGGCACATTATGCAAGTAATTTTAAGAAAAAATACAGAAAAACGCCCCGGTCTTTTGACCGGGGCAAGAGGGGGTTGCTTCCATCCGTATTTTAAGGTTTAAGCCATGAACTTTGCGGCTTAACGATTAGACGAGCGTTGTTATATGCCATCTTCAATGTTAAGCATGTGCGCGCTGTATAGGTATTATTCCCTATTTTATGCGTGGCTAAAGCTAAATCCGGATTGGGTGATCCAGGGGTAAGGCATAAGGGCAACAGAAGTTGTATTTTCCCTTCGTAATACTGGGGGACAGCTATTTTGTAATTTGACCTTGCTTTTTTTTGGGCTTCATTAATCGCGCCAACGAGTCTTCTGCGCATTTCGTCTGAACTCAGCCCTTGCATGTGTGCAGGAAATCTGTCCATGTTGTCCGCAATGATATGGTCGATTTGAGGGACTACCCTGCATTGAGGATTGAAAATCAAATCCTCGGGTTTCTGGAAAAAATCAGCAATGTCCGGAATATTATCGCCGAATTTGCTAATTAGCTGAATATCGCTTTCCCTGACAAATGCCTTGAAAACATAAGGCGATAAACCTTTCTCGGCTACATCTGGCCTATTGTTGCGTTCAGCAAGAGCAAATATGCTTTCCAAATTTGCAGTTACAAGTCCAGTATTGAAACATGCAAAATTGTTATCAGAAGAAAAGGATATTTTATTTTCAGATTTAATTTTGCGGAAAGTATGTTCGATATAACTTTTCAAAATGGAATATTTGGCTTGCGTAGCATCTGAGAAATCCCATGGTTCCGGATCTGCTATATTATTCGCAAGATATTCAATAGATGCGTCATAATTAGGGAACCAACAAAAGTCAAAAAGAGCCGAATGAAATTTTTTCATAAACGTAAGTTTTTTATATTGTCAATAAATAAAAAGACCGCCATGTAATATTATGACGGTCTTATTGTATCCTTTATGTTCGATATTCGTGGTTACGGATAGACCCGTACGTCTATATTTCATTATATGATGCAAATATAATACACGTTTTTTCGAGGTGCAAATTTTTTGCCAACTTTTTAGTTGCACTATGAAAACGTAGCCGAATACACGTTTATTGTCCTAACGTATGGAAATGATAAAGAGCGAAATTCGTAAGATTGGAGAAGAACTGCAATTGATTTGATAAGGATGGGGAGGGGCTAACGCATCATTTTACGATGAATAGCAGAAGCGAGTAAAAGGCTGGGATAGATTCCCGGCCTTTCCTATTCGCGTGCCGCCCGATCTGCGGGGTTGGGTTCTCGGAATTTCACTGCTAATTTACAGGCATTCAATCGATAATTTTCAAATTGAGTGCTGTTGCTATATAAAAGATTATACGTATTGCCTAAATCCGGGACATATAGTGTTACGGTTCCTTTGTGTAATTCTGCAACAAAAGCAGCATAGTTAGATAAAAATGCCTCTTGTGATGTTCCTTTGATCAAAAATGTCAATGTTACGTCACGTTCATTTACAACCGGTGAATCCGGAACAATAATATCTATTCCGTTTTGTGTTGGATCGTCATTTTCGACAAATTCTTTGAGAGATGGAGGTGTAAGGAGGGCTGCATATGCTCCTGAAAGCATGGCAACTCCCATTGTAGATAACGGTTTGTTATTTATAGTTACTTCTGTTGTTGGCATGTTTTATAGGTTATCAAGTTTTCGATTTATTGCAACAAGAGTTTCGCCCATTGCAGGCAATATGCGGGTGTATGTTCGAATATCTGCGACATTACCATTCAATTGAATCATAATATCTCGGATGTCGAAAGTCACATTACGCGTATCCATATTGATCGATCGAAGCAGCTCCATACCATTGACAAGGATGTTCATTTTACCTTGCATGTCAGTAAAGCGACCGTTGAGTTCGTCGCTTGTGTCTTGGGACATTGCCTGAAAACCGCGTGAAGTAGCATTCTGGGTAGATGCCTGATTGTCGGATAGCAGAGAACCTGCCCATCCATATTTATCATCTAAATATTTTTGTAAGTCATCAGCCATTTTATAGGCCTCCTCTTGTTCCTCGGCTGAAAATACCCCATCTAACCAGAACTCTTGCAATTTCTCGCGAATTTTCTTCATGGCTTCGGAAGATTGTATGGCAGATTTAATACTTTCTATTACCATTTGACGCATCATATTCCGAACCACATCTCGTGCGGTTCTTGCCCGATCTTCCCCGTTTGCCCATGCATCGGCGTAAGCTGTTGCGAAATTATCAATTGCAGATTTTAGATCTTCGCCAAAAATTGCATCTAAGGCCTTTTCCTTATTTTCTTCTATTTGTTTATTTATCTCATCAATTTGATTTTCCCATTCTTTGATTCGTTCTTCATCCGTGTCTTTTTTACTACGCTCTTCTGCTATTTGATTTTGTATCAATATTTTTTGCTGTTCGAGTAATTCATTTTGTTGTTCGATAAGTTCAGAAGCATCTGTAGAGTATGCCTCTTCAACGGCCTCCCCGAGTTCATCATATGATTTTTCGAGAGCATCAATTTGATCTTGTAAGCGCTGAATGTTACGTTCTTTTCGTCGATCTCCGCTGAAAAGGTTTATCAGGCTGGTGATAGCCGACACAGTTCCTTGAATGCCTTGAACAATATTTCCAGATGCGAATCCACTCACAGCTTGTGCTGCTCCGCCTACAGCACCTGCAATGTTGTTAATGGAGGCCGTCGTGTCTTCATCTGCTCCCAATGCTGACGCAATAGAAGACACACCGCTTATCGATGCAGCAACGATGTCAATTGCCTCCGCTACTGCTTGCCAGGCATCTTCACGTAGCTTTACAGCTCGAAGATCATCCCCATCTGCAAGTGCCTTTTTATAAGCCTTGAAGTTTGCCGAAATACTTGCGAATGGATTCTTCCGAGTGGCTATATCTGCTGCTTGGTCAAGTTGATCGGTTACTGTTTTCAGATTGATAGGGTCGAGGTCGGCATCTTGGAGCAGTCTGTTTATGTTGTCAATAATACGCAATATCTCACGGCTCGACAAGGCGTCGAGGTTTTGGAACAGATTAATCCAGTCATCGGTTTTCATCAGTTCGTCCACCTTGATTTGTCCGATTTCCTCTGTTTCATGTTTGTCGATTTGAGGAATAAGGTCGGAGCGGCCGTTCTTTGTTGCTGTTTCCCTGTCTTTGGCGTGTTTCTCGCGTATCTTGGCAATCTTATCCTCCATCGTACCGTATTTCTCGACAATGGTATTTAGGCTGGCCGCAATTTCCGCTTGGTCGATCTTGATACCCAAATCGGTCGCTTGCTCTTTGGTGATATTTCCAGCCTTCAGAGCATCTTCTACCCACTTGCGGAACTCCTCGTATTTGTCTTTTATGCCTTTGATGCGGCGATCTTCTTCCGAGAGCGTGTCATCGGTGATCTGCTTGTATATCTTGTCAAGCTCTTGGGCGTATTTCAGTTCTATGGCAGCTCGGTCATCGGCATTTTTTTGCTGAATATTCGATTGCCTTTCCTGAAAATCTTTTGTTTGATCTGCAGTTATGATTCCACCCTGCGCGGCTTTAAGTTTCGATTTATCCTGCTCGAGTTTGTTCATTTCCTCTTTTGTGCGCAAGTCTATTTCGGCCAGCTCTTTCTGCTTGCCATCTTTCAAAATATCGATGCGCGATTGCTGAAGGGCTTTATCATTGGCGAGAATAAGATCGGATAGCTTTTTCTGGGCTTTGGCGGCATCCGTCACCGTTTTGCCCGAAACGCTGTATTGTTTAATTTTCGAATCGTATTCGGCGATTTTGGCGATCAGCTCATTCCATTTCGCTGTCCCTTTCAATGAAACGTCCATCGCTTCGAGAGCTGCTTCCGCCTCCTTCTTCTGTCCTTCCCAATAGGATTTGTTGCGATTGGTTTCTTTTCTGTCTGACCGTAGGGATGATATTTCATTTTGTTTGGTTGCGATTTGAGATAGATTCGACTGTTTAAGCGACTGATAATAATCTTCGCTCTCACCATACAGAGGAAGCAAATACGGGGCTTCTTTTTGCTTATTGCGTGCATTCTCAATTAAACGGTCGATTTCTGCGTTTTGGGCTTTCAGCTCGTCGATATTGCCCTGCAATGTGGCAATCTTGACCTCCGCAGGGGCAGCGTCCCACTCGGCGGCTTTTTGTGTTTCTTTTAGTTCATAGAGCTGTTTGCGGTACTCGTCCAACTCAGCCTCTGCATTTTTATAAGAAAGACTAAGTCCGGCCATTGCTGTCCTATCACCGAATTTCATAGCATCTGCTATCGCTTGATCTAACCTTTTGACCTTTTCGAGGGCGGCATCATACTGCTCTTGCAGATTGTTCTCCTTGCGTGTGTCGTTGATGTCGTTGAGCTCCTTTGTAAGATCGATAAGCGACAGGAGCTTGATTTCCTCCTCGCTGTACCGCTGCAACAGTTCGGGGTAGAGACGTATCAGCTCCTCGTAGGCTTTGCGCTTGGTGTAGGCCGTGCTGACCTCGTCCTGCATGGTCGCATGCAGCTGCTCGGCCTTATTCTTCTGTTCATCGAGCTTCTGATTGTAGGCGTCGATGGCGGCGTTTACCTTTTCGTAGGCTATCTCCTCTGCGGATTTCGCCGTGATAATCTTGTAGAGTGTGACGGCAAACGCGGAGGCGGCCGCAGCGATCAACACATAGGGATTCTTCATCAAAGCCGCATTCAGTGCCTGCGTCTTCTTGGTCAGCGTTCCCATTACGGTTTGGAGGGTGGAGAGACCGAAAGCGTGGGCGAGCGTTACCGTCCTGTGTACCCTTTCCGTTGCCGTCAGGACAACCAGAGCCGCCTTATATGTACCATAGGCGACGACAAGCTGGGCGACAATGTCCAGCACCTGATTATAGTTCTCGACGAGTGAAATCGTGCCTTTGAGTGCACCTGCAATGATGCCTTCTTGCGACTTGCCGAGGTCGTTGAACATCATGTCGAGAGCATCGCCGAGATTGGAGATGAGGCCCGTAATGGTTTTGGATTGCTCCTGCATGAGGTTGTGGAACTTCCCGCCCTCGTTCGTCATGCTTTCAATAGCCTTCTGCACCTCTGGAAAGCCTATTTTGCCTTCCGTGACCATCTGTGAGATTTCCGCGCGGGTCTTGCCGAGTTGCGTTGCCAACTCTCCCGCGAGGTCGATGCCTCGGCTTTGGAACTGCATTACGTCACGCGTGTATAAACGCCCCTGTACGGCCGTCGTGCCGTACAACCACGTGAGGTCTTGCAGGTTCAGTCCCAGACCGGCCGCAACATTACCGAGCCGAGTCAGTGTGTTGGTAATATCCTCTGCTGCGAATCCATATGCGAGAAGCTGGCGGGCGCCGCTGGCCACGCCTTGCAGGTCAAACGGCGTTTTGGCGGCCAGTTCGACCATTTGTGACATCAATGCATCAGCCTTTTCTTTACTTTGGAGCAGAGTTGCGAAGGCCACTTCGAGCTGTTGAAACTCGCCACGAGTTTGCGCGATTTGTTTCACCAGCCCCGCAAGCGACACTCCGACGCCGATTTGTCCGAGGGTGGTAGCCAGGCGACGCATTGCAATATCCATACGGTCGGCGTCCGTCACGACACTGGACGTTACGGTTTTGGCCGTTTTCTGAAGTTCACGGAACTTGCGAATTGCTTCATCGTTATCTATGACTACGGTAAGGTTTATACTCATAATACGATGACGGTTTTATCTTTATTGATTTCTACCTTTGATCCGCTGATGTTCACGACTTTTATTACGGCATAATTCGAAGCGTTGATTGTGGCCGAGGCTCCATGCATAAGAATGACAGTGTGGACGAAATCTACTCCCGAGGCTTCTATTTCAGCCGACGTATTGCCGACTAAGCAAATGTATTTTCGCTTGTCGAGCCTTATGCATCCGCAATCCACATACATGTTGCAATCACTCACTTCGTTTTTGTGAGCTTGAAATATTCCCAGCGGAGGGAAATTGTTTTTATGGCAAAATTCAAGTCCTTGTGGCGTAAAAAACAGAGAGGTCAGGGAGTGAAAATTTTTCACTTTGTCCAGTCGTTCGCAGGCGCCGAGTGCGGACGCGGATTTTAGGATGTTGTCAAGCATATAAATTATTTCGTTTGTTATCGTTTGCCTCCTGCCATCAGAAGAAGTGTGTTCATTGCATTAGGATCGTTCATGTCAATTATATCGGGAACTTTTGATTGTTCATTGTTGGGAATATTAGTTGTTGATTTACTTTTACAATCCGTTTTTAGAGCGTCGGAAATCATAAGCTGTACGTTAGCCCATGAAATCCCCCAAAGAATATATTCAAGAGTCCAATGATAGCGGTTTATAAGATTATCTATTTGTCCCCAGATACTGCGCCCTCCGTAGTGGCTATCCGCTCCGCTGTTGTCGTTGGGGAAATCATTACCCGCAGCGTTCTTACCAAGCGAATATTATACGTAATATGGTTTTTAGTGGTTTGTCGCTGTTTTTATATTTTATATAAAAACGCAGATTATCAGTGTATAATCCCCTAAAAATCGAATAGCCGGTTTTTATTTTCGGATTGTTTTCGTAGATTTGTATGCAAATAGTATGTACAGTGTATGCAAATTTTCGGCCTATGTTCAAGTACACCAAAGATTGTGTTTCGGTGTTTACCGTATTAGACACCAGACGCCCCAAAGCAGACGGGAAATATCCCGTAAAAGTACAGGTGGGATTCGCCCGCCAACAGAAGTATTACACTACCAGCAAGACGTTATCCGTCGATGAGTGGCGCAAGATGCCTACAACTAAGCTGCGATCGCTGGTTCAAGTTCGGGAGGAAATAGAAGCCCGATTCAATATTGTGCGGGATTTTGTACGCGACCTTACCTCCGCAGGCGATTTTTCGTTCGATGCCCTGAACATGAGATTAGCCGGAGCGACGACGGGGACGATTAACACAGCTTTTGAGGCGCGTTTGCAGATGTTTAGGGATGAGGGGCGTGCCGGTTCGTGGCACGTGTGTAAGGATGCGCTTGCTTCTTTCGAACGGTTCGGGGGCAAGAACATAACATTTTCGGAGGTTACTCCGTCATGGCTCAAACGCTACGAAGCGCATGAAAAAGCCCGAGGATTGAAGCCGACAACGATTTCCATCCATTTACGCCAGCTACGCACTATTATGCTCGACGCAAGCCGGAACGGAGTAATTAAGCCAAGCGCGGACCCATTCGGGCACGGCAAATACGAGATAGTCAGAGGCGAGGGGCGGAAACTTGCCTTAACTCTTGAACAGATAGGCGAAATAGCCCGCTACAAGGGCAATAAAACGATAGAAAAATATCGGGATTATTGGCTTTTCATGTATCTATGCAATGGGATAAATATGGCCGATTTGGCGCGGTTGAAATACTGCAATATAGTCGATGGGGAGATATGTTTCACCAGAAAGAAAACGGAGCGGACAAATAGAGTGCACAAGGAAATACGGGCCATTATCACCCCTCCGATGCAGGCCGTTATCGACCGCTGGGGCAATCCGCCAAAGGCAGACAACTATATTTTCCCGATTTTTACGGGAAAGGAGAAAAACGCATTCGAGTTAAGCCACCGATGCAATATGTTTACTATGCTGATGAACATATACACCCGAAAACTGGGGCACGAATTGGGCTTTGGAGCCATTACCACATACACCGCCCGTCATTCATTCGCTACGGTATTGAAGCGTTCGGGGGCGAATATTGCCTATATATCCGAAAGCCTCGGACATTCGAATCTCAAAACGACGGAGAACTACCTGGCCAGCTTCGAGCGAGAGGAACGAGAGAAAAATGCTGCATTGCTGACGAATTTTTAATACGATTATTTGCATAATGCGCCGCAGTGCAGCACCTTTGTCATATCGTGTTATTTTAGTTGGAATGATCGGCGGGGCACATCTTATTTCCGTCGATCATTCCGTTTTTACTGCATTTCGCCTCTTGGGTGGGGTGTCCTATTTTGGTTCCGGTCGCTTGAACCCTATCGGCTGGCCAACCTTGCGGGCCTGCGGAATCTTGACCGACAGCGCCGCAATAGCTTGATAGATATTATCCAGCTCTTTCCGCATATCTTCTGAAAGATCGTTTACCGCTTCGGCATTGTCTTCGTCAGCTCGTTCCAACAATGCCAGCTTTGCCCGTATTTCGGACAGTTCCGCCGTTATCTGCGTCGTCGTGGTAATGTAGTTCCGCATCGCTACGAAAGCCCGCATAATGGCTATATTGGCATTTATGGCGATGTCGCTACTTAACAGACCGGACAGCATAGCGACGCCTTGTTCTGTAAAGGCATACGGCATTTTACGGACACCGCCCCAACTTGATGTCACAATTTGTGATTTCAAGTTTGCAAATTCCTGATTTGTAAGTTGGAACATAAAATCGGGCGGGAACCGTTTACTATTCCGTTTTACTGCCTGATTGAGGGCACTTGTTGTCACTTGGTACAACTCCGCCAAATCCCTATCCAGCATTACCCGCTGGCCTCGGATTTCGTATATCCTGCTTTGTAGCGTCGTCAGTTCCATAACAGCGACTATTATTCCCTCTCCTTTACCTCCAGCACCGTCCCGCACTTGGGGCAGGTGATCGTGTTCGTCGGTTGAGGGGCGAATAGCTCCGGAACCGATACGCCCAAACCGGCGGCGATCTTTTCAAGCGTGCCGATAGTGGGATTACCTTGCAATGACTGACGCAATCCCACGTCGGTAATTCCTAACTGTTGGGCTAATTCCTTAAACAAAAGCCCCTTTTCCTTGCATAATTCCTTAATTCTGAAATCCATAACCTATATATTTTGTTTGTCAAGATACCGCAAAGGTAGTAAACAAAATTCAAAGATTATGTTTTTTAATATAAAAATACATAAAAGTTGTGTTTTTATTTGGCCAAACAAAACTTTTGTCTTATCTTTGCACAAGAAAACAAAACATAAAAGTTTATAACCATGAAAGCAACGAGCAAATACAACCTGTCTAAAATCTTCCGCAATGCCTGGTATATGTTCAAAGCGAAGATGTGCAAGACCTTCGCCGCAGCGCTTCGCAAGGCGTGGCGCAGCGAGAAGCTGGCGATGCTGGCCGCAAAGATCGAGGGCCGCAACCTTGCCGAGGAAGATGCGCAGGCCAAAACGACGACTTATAACCCCGAGTTGCTGACGATTCCGGCCGACTACTACGGCGAATATGGCCGCTACTATGGTGATTGAAATAGCGAGATTCTCGCAAAACATCGAAATAATTATGAATAATGACGTGATCCAATCGGCCGACAGGCTGGCCGCCCTGCTCGATGAACAGCGGGCATGTATTGAACGAATTATCGCAATACTCGACAAATAACACGATTATGAAAAGAAACGATTTACAAACGATTATGCGCCGGGCGTGGGCGCTGTTCCGCTCGACGGGCCGGGCCTTCTCCGTATGCCTTTCTAAGGCGTGGGCGCTTTACCGCCTGACGCAGCGTATGCGGGCGGGCGTGGTACGGTTCGCCTATGAGAAAGCCGACGGGACATTACGCAAGGCGGCGGGTACGCTGCACGAAGTGGCCGCAACGATCAAGGGCACCGGCCGACCGGATGACGGATGCACGGTCAAGTATTACGACATTGAGGCTGGCGGCTGGCGCTCGTTCAAGGTAGAGAATTTCATAACGGTATATTAAAACCCGCCCCAGCCCTTGCGGTTTCAAAAATAAGGGCTATATTTGTGCTATCCTAAATTCTAATGCTATGAGTTATTTATACACACAGTTTGCCGTCTATGGTGTGGGCAGCGGAAACGCCCCAGCGCTTGCATTAGAGCGTAGGACACCTAATGACGGCTTTTTTATTTATCCTAAATCTAATGTCATACACTCAAAACCAGGGCACGCCCGTGCCCGCCGCCTCCGTCGCATCTGACGGAATCCATCGCCCCAAAATGGGCGATATTCAAACTCTCCCGATTAGCGCCAACACCCGTAAATGGCTGTCTGTATTAGATGCGGCGTACACATTGTACGCGGCATTTAACAAGGCACCTACAGAATCCATCCCGAAACGCGGTGATCCATACTGCGAGGTGAACCGCTCACTCGATGTGATAATCTCCACGCTGGAGAAGTTTTTCCTGCATTATTCTCTAATGTCCGACTTGGACCAAAATTGTAACCATTAAACAGCTAACGATCATGATGAAGAATAAAACCGTTGGTAACCTTGCTAATATCCGGGTTTACCGCGACGAGGTTCACAGGGCGGCGGGGCAAGCGCCAGAAATTACTTATTATCTCGATTGGGGAAAATATGATGTACTGCAAGGCGATCCCCTTACTTTCGAGGAGTTAAAAGCCCTTCACGCCCTTATGGGGCGTGTAATCGAACAGAATACAACAACCGAATAACAACTACGACGATGACAGATATAACACTGATGAAAACGAACGATTACCGTCTGGACGGTGACACCGAAACGTGGAATCTCGCTTTGGGCGGCAATGATTTTTCCACTATGGACAACGATGACCTTGCCCGTCTGCGGGATATGATTGACGAAGTGTTGAATGAGGGGAAAGGAGGTGCACAATGATTTACGAACTCTATTTTGACGGCTATCGGCTGGGGTTATTCCCCACCGAGGCCGAGGCCGTCCACCGGGCGGCCTACCTGCCGAGCGGGTGCTATACGATCCGCGAATGGACCAAAGACGGCGAATTTTTGATATTCGATCCGTCAGTTAATTTAGAACGTGAAATAAACAAATAAAATACAAAGATTATGAATAAGATGTGTGTGAATAAAAGAGCAGATATAACGCTGATCGGATCGGCTTTCGAGGCCGCAGGTTTCCGTTGCGTCCGGATCCGCACCGAATGCGAGGCCGAACACCGCACCAAAGGCGGTGATCCCCGTCGGCACGGGATGCTGGTTCTTGACGGCGATCGGGTGATTCTCGAAATCATCCGAAGTAAGAAAGTGCAAAAAATACGTCAAGGATAGGGCAAGGTGGCGATAATCCGATTTTATTGAGAATATCGATAAAATGTTGAAAAAATAACAAAAAAAACAATAAAAACGCTTGCAAAATGTGCCGAACCCCGCGACGTTTGCAGTGTGATGTAATATTGCATCGATAACTAAAAGAACACGATATGACAGAAATTATCGTAACAACGCCCGAACAGTTGCAGACAACTATCGAGGCGGCCGTGTCAAAAGCCTTTGAAGCCTACACCAAGAAACCTACGGCACCGGAAAACATCGAAAACGACTATCTCACCATTGAAGAGGCGGCCGCGTTCTTGAACGACAACGGCTGTAAAATCACAGTTCAAACCATATACACCAAAAGACTGCAAGGGAAAATCCCGTGCAGTAAAATAGGGTCCCGGCTTGTTTTCTCGAAAAAGGCCCTTTTAGCGTGGATAGAGCGGCAAACGGCATCTCATATCAAGACACGATCCGAAAGTGCGTCAGACCTCGCAAAAAGTGCCAAAAATCAAGGTTGAGGATATGACGGAGGCGGGGAAAAACCTTGCAACTCGCAGCGAGTGTGCAGGGGTGCCGGCCATCAACCGGCGTGAAGACAGGCAAATTACGTGGGGGTATCACCAGCAGCGGGTATTAAATCTTCTTTCCGACGGTATCCCTCGTTCTGTGGCAGATATTTCGGCGGCGTTGAGGATGTCCGATCCTCGCAGTGCGATCCGCGATTTGCGGCATAAGGGCGTACCGATTGCCGATGAATGGTGCGAGGGCGTACACGGGGGCCGGTTCAAACGGTATTTTATTCGGAAAGGAGGGATGCGATGAAAAAGGCAGCCAAACAAAAACAGCGCGACGGATTCACGTTTTATCGCAGTTTCCGCGATTCAATAGGAATGACAGATGAGGCCGACCAATTGATGTTATATAAAGCAATCGCCGATTATGCACTTGATGGTATAGAACCTGACACCTCAACCTTGGGGGCCTTGGGCCGGTTGTGTTGGACGGCGATTTGCCCCAATATAAAATCTGGCGTCACAAATTTTCGAAACGGATGTAACGGAGGCGCACCAAAAGGTAATAAGAACGCAAAAAAACAACCGAAAAACAACCCAAATTCAACCGAAAAACAACCAGCGGAAACAAGCAATGAGAATGAGAATGAGAATGAGAATGGAAATGAGTATATAAATAAACTCTCTAACGAGAGTAAAGAAAGTGCGGCCAAGCCGCACAAGGCCGCAAGCAAACGCACGGCGTTTGTTGCTCCCCCGATCGAAGAAGTTATAGACTATTTTTCGACGATCGAAGGGACAAAGAACGATGCGGAATGTTTTTACGATCATTTCACGGCTAACGGCTGGAAAGTGTCCGGTAAATCCCCGATGAAAGATTGGCAAGCTGCCGCCCGAATTTGGATGCGCCGCAAACCCGAATTTAATACCCCTAAACCCACACAGCAAAATGAGAGAAAACCAATATACGACGATTTGTAATGATCCGGCGGACGCCTTGAAGCTGCCAGAGGCGCCCGAACTTGAACGGGCCGTATTGGGTGCGCTGCTGCTTGAACCGCAATACGTCGCCGACGTGCGGGGCATTCTCACCTCAACGGCATTTTGCAACACTCAAAATGCGGCAATTTACGATGCTATTTGCAAGCTCGATGACCGGGGATTAACTCCCGATCTCTTTACGGTTGGGCAGGAAGCGAAAAAGGCTGGGATCCCCTTGTCGGAAGTCGCAACCCTTACGCAGGACGTCGGATCGGGTGTCGAGATACTGAATCACGCCCGGATATTGGCAGATTTGGATATGCGGCGCCGATTGATCCTCTGGGCGGAGGAACTTAAAGCCAAAGCCCAGACCGACCCCGATGCGGTGAATTGGGCGATGTCGGGTATTGAACGGATTACCGGCGATGTCGCCCGGATCGCTTCGGCCCGAAGTATCGGCGATGTGATGCAGGATACGCTGACCGACCTGGAACGTCGCCAGCAGGCCCACCAGCGGGGCGAATGCGTAGGAATATCTACCGGTTTGCCCTGTATGGACCGTATTACGGGCGGTTGGCGGGGCGGTCAGCTGGTTATCCTTGCCGCACGTCCGGCGATGGGTAAAACGGCCGTTGCGCTTCATTTCGCACAAGCCGCAGCCGGGGCCGGTGTTCCGGTATGTATCTTTTCGCTGGAGATGCCCGCGACGCAGCTCGGTGGGCGTATGCTGGTGGGGGCTTCGGGGGTAGATGCGAGGGCGTTCCGGTCTGGTGCGGTAAGTACCGAGGATTGGCAGCGCATAGAACCGGGTGCGGCCCGGTTGAGCGAGTTGCCTGTGACGATAATCGATACCCCCTCTATTTCGATGCCCGCTATCCGGGCGCAGTGCCGGGCATTGCAACGGCAGGGGCGGTGCGGTATGGTCGTTATCGACTATTTGCAGCTGACGGCCCCCGATTCTGACAAGCGCAACAACCGCGAGCGGGAAGTAGCCGAGATGAGCCGGGCGGCCAAAGTGCTGGCAAAGGAACTCGACGTGCCGGTCATTTTGTTGTCCCAGCTTTCCCGCAAGGTTGAGGAGCGAGCCGACAAGACACCGATACTTGCAGACCTTCGGGAATCGGGAGCGATCGAACAGGATGCCGATATGGTGATTTTTATCGACCGTCCGGCCATACGGAAAGAGGAAACGATAGACACCGCCAAATACGGGCTTATTCCGTCCGAGGGCGTGGGGGTATTCTCTATCGCCAAGAACCGGGAGGGAGCGACCGGCCGAATCTATTTCCGCCACAACGAAAGCCTGACCCGGATAACGGACTACGATACGACACCCTCAACCCCGACCGACGAACAAAACGGCCCGTTCTGAAAACAGCCGATTTGACGGCTTTTTCTTGTCGGGTGGATCAGTTATACCAATGCGGGATGAGTTTACCAAGTATGGAGATAAATTCGTAAAAATCGCCCATAACGAGGCAAACGGGATGTACTGTTACAAGCGCACCACATCCGACGCCCTGACCTATTACGAAGTGTTCAAGGCACCCAAAGCCAAAGACCAGGACGGAAACAAATACGAACGCTATCCGAGTTCTTCAGATTTCGGTTTCGGCACGGCCCTTTGTATTCGGGGCGATGATAAGCGAACCGCAGATAAAATCGCCTTTTTATATGGCTAACGGATTCGATGTGGGCAGATACCGTGATTGATATAAGAAACTTGATAATCTATAAAACTATACAAAATGGACACTAAAAAAAATAACCTTCGAGGCAAAAAGCCCGCGATCGATACTTTTCGTGAAATATGCGAAGCAAAAGCAGGTATCGCAGGCGACATCGCCACTGCGTTAAACATTCGGCGATCTACGCTCTACGGATGGCTTAAAAGCGATCCCGAATTTGCGTCCGTGTTTAATGAAGCCAGGGAAAAACTCGTCGATTTGTCCGAAAGCCGTTTATTTACGCTGATCCAAGGCGTGCCGAAAATCGAAATAGACGAGAACGGAGAAAAACGGTTTGCAGGCTGGATCGAAAAGCCCTCCGAAACGGCGATCATCTTCACCCTCAAAACACGAGGCAAGAAACGAGGGTATGTAGAGCGACAGGAAATAACGGGCGCGAACGGGGAAAACCTTCTACCGCCTCGCACGCTTACGCCGCAAGAAGCCAAAGAATATTTGTCGAAACTTGAAAGCGAATATTAAACACTTAAAAGATATGGAATCAATCAAAAAACAAGGATTAAGGGATTTAATATCCAAGCACGAACGGGCGCTACCTACACTATCGAATGCAGTCGAACAGCTCCGGACTGCCGGATTAGAGATTTCCGACAATGTGATTAAAGACCTTGCCGATAATCAAAGCGCGGAAACGAAAAGCGCCCGCGGCAATGGAATGGGCGGCAAAATTGCCCGATTACGACGGACGCCCACAACACAAAGCGATAACAGACAAGCCGGATTTATTTCCCAAGCTCACAGATGAACAGTTACGAGAATGTGCTCTTAAATGGGCTGGAATGCAACCTGATAAAAGGGTGAAAAATGGTTGAAAATAGCGGGGAAGCCTCCCGCAAGCTACTCCCCCGATTCTTTGATTCTCGACAAGTCAAAGATACAAAAACGGGGGGATATGGACAAAGACAGGCCAAAACAAAAACGGAGAGGCGGACGACGTGATGATATTACAACCGAGGGCGTACAGACGTTCGATATGACAGCGGCGGAATTATGTGAACATCTCCGCCGAATGACGCTGAAAAGTGCCGCATATTGCAAACGGTATGAGCGTCGTCGGTGGAGGTAGGGATATGAATGAAAGGAGGCGGAAAACACCGCCTTTTTTCATGCCCCTGTATAAACGATATCACCCTAAAAAAGTCATTATATTCGGACTTTGTATGCAAATTATATGTGTAATATAGTGTACACCGAGCGTATAAATGCGTATATATCATTGATAAATAGTAATTTGCTGCGATGCGTTAGAAATTATTATATATGAGCGAATAGCGTTCATAAAATCCGCGTAGTAGGATTGAAATACGATGGTGGACAAAATGTTTGTAAGAGCTGTTGTATCCATTGTAGGGGACCAGTATATAAGTTTTGTCCGCTCTTTTAGCATATCTTCGATTTCTTGTTGCGTCCGAAGTGTGGCGATAGCGATTATTTCGGCCACCTCTTTTGATTTTTCGGAGCATATGGTCCACATACGTTTAACAGCACCCTCCATCTGTTCGTCGTCGAAAATCAGATCAAGGTCTATTAGTCGGCGACTTATCATCGCGAGTCGTCCGAGTTGGAGGGGGTATAGGTAAAGGGTTATTTGTTCTTTGTCATTGCCTTCAATCTCGAACGATTCAATTTTTTCAGTCAGTGTGTCAAGTGCACGTTGTTCTGTAAGGCGGCCGACTTCTTCTTTTTTCATATTATAAACTATTGTTTTTGCTCCCGCCCCGTCCTCGAGACGTGATGCAAGTCGTCAGCTTTCCAGCGGGATAGAGAATTTACAAAACGCTCTTGGTATATTCCGGAGTTGTAATCGGCCACCAGGAATAACCACCTTGTTCCGGAGCTAAAACTTTCGCAGATACTTGAATTTGGAGCGGGTCGGTTTTATTGATTCCACCACCCAATGTCGCTACATATTTTAACCTTGCAAAAGCGATGGAGCCTCCACTTTTGGAATCGAATACGAATGCTTTTACTCCTTCGTAAATCTCGCCTTTTGCAGGTTCTGTAGTTCCGAAGTAAAATTCCATCGTGTCGTCGTCAAAATCTACGACATTCCAAGTAACTTCTTTTGTGCCTGTCGTTTCGTCGATTGCAGAGTAAAATGGGTCTGCTTCTCCTTCCCGATAAAAATCATTACTGGAAGGTATCGCGAAATTGGTGGAAACACCACCATTATAAGGCTGACTGATTTTGGTGAAAGCCTTCATTAAGTCGGCAGCCTCAGCGTCTTTTACTCCTTTCGGGAGAGGATTACCTGCATGAACGGCTTTCAGTCCGATTATTTGTCCCATGTTTAATATTTTTTAAGTTTTACTTTGAGGTTTGAAAATGTGTAGGAGATCCCCTCCTCACTAATAAGAGTTTCATCGCTCACATCAAAGAACCAGCGTTCGTTGATAGGGTAGTATCCTAGTGAATCGAAAGCGAGACGAGTTAGTTCGTTCAGACGGTTGCGATCGGGGTAGCGTTGCTCTTCACGACCGATTGTCGGTGTTGTGTCCGGTACATAAATGTTTACATTTACGGTTGCCACCTGCGAATCTCCGACGACATTTGACAATGAGCCTACGACGATAAATTCTCCCGAAGGATTATTCGGGTAGTGGTCCGCATACATCATCGGCACGGTCTTCCCTAACAGCGAATCCCGGATGCGATCCCAGACGAGTTTGAATATTTCCGTAGAGGTCAGGTTCATCGCTTTTTCGATTTTAAGAATCGAGCGAACTCCGCTTTGAGTTTTTCAGCAGTAGATTCCACCCAGTTTCCCGACCCTTCGAGAACGTCGAAACCTTTAGCCTCGACATATTTCGCGTATTCCATACCGGCTACCCATACGAGATATGTTTTGTTAGCGGGAAGTTCACGGGCGACAGACCGGGCATGTTCAAGCCCTTTGGCATGAGCTTCATCGGCACCTTTGTTCCCTTTAGGATTGCCGTCCGGTCTGACACGGCGGTTATACTTGAAAGATTCAGCAATGATTCTTCCGTATTGTACCACAACATACCCGATGGAGTTGCGTAGGTTACCCGTGTGATCGGTATAACTACCGTGTTCGCGGGCGTACTTCACCACTCTTTCCCCCAACGCCGACAACCATTCTACAGCTTTTCGGTCGTACTCTTCTTTTGCTCGCGCAAATTCAAGTTCCACCTCACGCCAGTTGGTACACTTTACAGCCATAATCTCGTGTTTTCGTAACGTTGTCCGCTTTTGTAGAATCCCTGTACCGGATACGACGCCGTGTCCTTGTCTTTCGGTTTGGCCTCAGTGCGGAGCGAACGGTCGAAGATGTTGAATCCTCGGCTGTCGAATATGCGTACTTTCGTCCCGATAGGAATTGGCTGTGTATCTGCAGGCATCGTAACCTCGAAAGAGTAGAGGAAGGCATCCCCGTTTTGCCCTTTGATTTGCTGTGCTCGTCCATTCTGACGGGCATTGCATCGTCCGATGACACGCCATTCATGCGCACCTTCGATCCACGAACCATCAGGATTTTGCGAGGCGTCCTCCTCGTACCACATTTCGAGCGTATAGGGGAATCTTACCATTGGTCGGAAATGTCGGTAATTTTCGATCGAGTATCGAACTCTTCGGCAATATCGTCCAGCCCGTTTTCCTTTGCGATATGGAAAATGCGCTTTTCCAGTTTGTCCGTGTACGACAATGAATAGCCCCCGTTGCTCTCACTCGCAAGAACAATGAGATTTCGCAGAATGGCGATTGTGGCTTTTGCCACGCTAATTTTATCGGTTACCGTATAGTCTGCTTGAGTGTCTATTCCCTCGTCAATGCAGGCCTTTTCTTTGAGGAAAGGATCCACATCGTAAGGATACAGACTTGCCGATATTGCCTCGAAATTCTTCATACAACTACGATTCTACGGTCAGCGAATAGATGCCGTTGATTTCGGTGATAACCGGAAGTGACAGCGACTGTGCTTTCGTGAACTCTACGCCGTTAGAGTTGTCGGTTTCGCCCTTGCCCCACTGTGAAATGCGGATGCGTCCGTAGTTAGAGTAGGTGACACCCGGCTCTTGCCGCAGCTCGTTGTCGGCATAGGCGTTCTTGATGACGCCCAGTTTGCCCGCAGGTACGAACACGAGGTTCTTGTCGTTCCACGGCGAATACTCCGTAAGTTTACCGTTATCCTGAATACGGGTCATGCGGCGGATGACTTCGAATGTCGGGAATCCGTTCGAACGCATAAACTCGTTCAGGTTCGCCAGCAACAGCGGTGTGGACGACTTGTCACTACCGAATACCGCCAACTTCATCTTCTTGTTGCGGAGGATATACGACAGGCGTTTCTGCGAGAGCAGAATGCGGTCGAACGTAACTTTGTCCTGTGCAGCATCGAGGATGGCTTGAATATCCTCCAGCGTATCGACCGTATCTTTATTGCCATCCGTCCATAACGTTTTCGCGGTGGCAATGTTCTCGCTCGGCATTTTGTAGTCGATCGTACCGCGCACACCACCCTCTGGGTTATTGGACGCGTCAAACGTGAATACGCCTTTGTTCGACAATGCTCCGAGGAAGATGATGTCCAGTTTCGATTGCACGGAGTTCACGACCTTCGTAACATTGTTCCACATCAGATTGATGAGCTGCTGTGTCTTGGCCGAATCGGACAGCATCCGCGAATCGAGAATCTGCAACACCTTACGATACTCTTCGATAGGCATCGAATAAGACATCTGGTGGGTTAATACCTTCTGCTTGATCGTTTCCAGTCCCTCGGTTCCCATGATAGGCTCCTTACCTTTGGAGTCGAGCGTTGCAGCGGCGACGCTCAAATTGTACGAGCCGATCAACTCCTCGAAGTTCAGTCCGACGGTGGGGGTGTCCCAGTCGAGGAATCGCTCGTAAATATTTTGGTCGAATAGCCGCTTACGCAGTTCAGAGGCGGCATCGATGCGAATCTGCACCTGTTTAGTCAGTTCGCCGAAAATGGATGAATAAAATACTTCGTTCATTGTTTACCTCCTCTTTTACTGTCGTACATACTTGATTTCGGGGTTGTTCTTCAGGCTGTAACCCTGAAGCCATGCAGCAGGGACGGGATAGGCTACATCCTTGAGGATGATACCTGCATATCCGGCCGATACGGTCTGGAATCCGTTATTGGCGGAATAGACCATGTCGGTTTCGACAACTGCATCAGGCAGATTGTCGTCCGAGAGGACATCTACGCCTTCAGTCGCACCCGTTACGGCCGCTGCGAACGTGATCACATCGTAATCTGCATTTTTGGTATCAATGCTTTTTACGGTCGAATTTGACTCGCCGACCTTAACCGCATCTCCTACTTGGAGCATGGAACCCTTCTTGACATGTGGAGCAGTGGTTGTGCCGCCCGACAGAACACGTGCACTCTTGCATATGGAACATTCCATGTTGTCGAAGTCGAGCTTGATCGGCGTACCTTTGGGAATCTTTGTCCCTTCGGGATAGGTTCCCTTCAGTTTGAAGTCCCCCGGCAATACGGCGAACTCACCGCGCCAGAATATGGGGAAACCGCCCTTTACTTTTGTTTTTTCAAATACGATTGCCATGATTTTACGTTTTGGTTACTCTTTGTCCGGAAGTGTTTCAGCCCACGCCTTTGCGAGTTCTTTGCCCTGCGCTTCGGGCGTGGACATCGGGAATCCCGAACCTTTCCCTTCCAGCTCTGCGGTAACCAGATTTTTCTGCACGTTTGCGAGGTAGTCGCCGATCGTTTTTTCATCTGCATCGTCGGCGATGACGAATCCCTCTTTCATGCGCCACTCCGGAATACCGAGTTCTTTTGCCTTTGCGGAGATGAGATTGGCCCGGTCGTTCTTGGCCTTTTCAGCTTTCAGAGTATCGCTCTCCGCTTTGATGGCGTTGTAACGCTCCTCCTGTTGCTTCTTGTAGGCTTTGAACCACGCAGGTTCCTCATCGTCGGGTTCGTTTTTTTTGCCCTGCCCGCCCCCATTTGCAGGAGATGCCTCACTCTTTGCCTTGAGTTCGTCATACAGTCCTTTCAGTGCGTTGTACTCGGTGCGTGCACGATCAGCGTCAGACTGGAAAACTTTAAGGAAAGGTTCGACCCCGCTGACTGCGGTTTCAATTTGCGATTCATCGGTGACGGATTTTTCCAAAATGGAGGCTACTCCGTCGAGAGCCTTCGCTCCGAACCCCAAATTAGAATACTTGGTTTTCAGCGCTACGAGAATTTTCTCTTTCATGTTTTTTCGTTCTATATGGTTTCGAATAAATCATCATATTCGCACAAAAAAGGTCTGTCAGCCGACGCCAACAGACCCACTAACAATTACATGAAGGTTATATCGTTCTGCAACTGGTGGGCTGCGACTTCACAGCCTCTGCGACAAAAGTCAGTATGTTCGGCACATTATGCAAATTATTTTAAGGAAAAATTCGTTAAAAAAAGAGGAGAGCAATTCTCACTGTCGGAAAATAGCTTTATTGAAATGATTCATTCCAAAAAGTGCGAAAAATAGTGCAAGAAGGAGAGGTATCCCGCAATGGGAAATTAGATTGGGTTTGTGTCTAAATTGTGTGCCCGACTAAAAACAAACCAGTCACCTACAGGGCTGTAAGTGACTGGTTTTCTGTGTGGTGCCACCGGGAATCGAACCAGGGACACAAGGATTTTCAGTCCTTTGCTCTACCAACTGAGCTATGGCACCATCCCGTCTGAATATAGATGCTATTCAGTGATTTACGCATAGCCCGTTCGCCCCTTGTTTCTGTCTTTTCGTTGCGGTTTAACTGACGGTTTAACTCTTGATTTAATCGAGATTATTAGTAATTGAGTGAATTAGTATTATTGTAGTCAAAGGAAAACGCCGCATTTTTTCGGCCCTTTCTCCTTAACCTTTATAGATACGATGCAATTCAACTCCACCGAATTATTTTGCAAACTGCATCAGATAGTTTTCGCAGAATCCAGCTAACGGGAATTTCACCATCTCGTCCCGTCCGTCGGGTGTAGTGTAATGAAATAATATAGCGTTCGCTTTGACAAGGCAGTCGAATAAATTTACCGTTTCGCTCATGCCCTCCATCTTCATCTCGTTGGCGATTATTATTCCTATTATATCGTTTATCTCTTCAAGGTCGCTTTTCCACCCGATTATTCATTGTTTGTTCTTTACAAGTG